CAACTGTTACTGCTCGCACTCGCGCCCTGAAGGCCGAGTACACGACAGAACTACAGCAAGACTTGAGAGCTGTCCACGGTCTAGACGCCGAGACAGAGCTTGCGAATATTCTCTCAAGTGAAATTCTTGCAGAAATCAACCGAGAAGTGGTTCGCACAATCTACATTGCTGCGGTTCTAGGTGCCCAGAAGGATACCTCCACTCCAGGTGTGTTCGACCTGAACACAGACTCCAACGGTCGTTGGTCTGTTGAGAAGTTCAAGGGACTTCTGTTCCAAATTGAACGTGAATCTAACCAGATTGCAAAGAACACTCGTCGTGGTAAGGGTAACTGGATCCTTTGCTCAAGCGATGTTGCTTCTGCTCTCTCAATGGCTGGTATTCTCGACCATGCACCTGCAATGTCAACCAACTTGAATGTTGATGACACGGGTAACACCTTCGCTGGTGTTCTGCAAGGTCGCACGCGAGTCTATATTGACCCGTACTTCCAGTCAGTCCCAGGTACAGATCGTGAATTCTTCTGTGCTGGTTATAAGGGTGCAAGTCCTTATGATGCTGGTATCTTCTACACCCCGTATGTGCCTCTACAGATGGTACGTGCCGTTGGTGAGAACAGCTTCCAGCCGAAGATCGGTTTCAAGACTAGATATGGTCTAGTCAGCAACCCATTCGTCAACGGCGGTACGCCTGATCCGGTAACGGGTCCTGCTGGAACACCGAGAGTCAACGACTACTACCGTATCGTGGACGTTCGTAACCTCCTGTAATTCTAGTGACGAGTGTCCTAGCTCCGAAACTACAAAACCCCCTGTTCGCAGGGGGTTTTTTGTTGTCTAAATATAGCGAGGAGACCATACATGGGCGAACTACCAGGACAACCAACGAACACTAATCCTTTACAAGTCACAGGGTTTCGCTTTGTGATTCAGCGATTACCTAATGTGGTATTCTTTGGACAAGGTGCGAATCTTCCAGGACTTACATTCGGTTCAGCGATCCAATCGTCTCCGATGTCTGCGCCTATTCCAGTTCCCGGTGATAGCGTTGAGTTCGAGGACTTGTCTCTCAAGTTCATGGTGAACGAGAACATCGCCGACTGGCTTGAAATCTACAATTGGATTTTAGCCATGGCACATATCAAGGAATTGAGCCTAGATGACGTAGGCGACCAGACATCGAAAGTGTCTGATGCAACTCTGTTCATCTTGACTAGTTCTCGAAACGTCAGTATCAAAGTGTTTTTCAGGGACTTATTCCCTACGAATCTCACCGGTATGGACTTTGAATCGACGGTAACGGATTTAGATCCGATTATTGGACAAGCATCTTTCAAATTCTGCTACTACGATGTTGAAGTAGTTGGAGAAGATCAAGTCGATTTGGAGTTATCAGAATTCTGTGCAACTGCACTTCCCCCACCATAATCTACTTGACTTTGCTCGCGGATAGTGTATACTTTAGAGTATGAAGCTAGAATATTATCAACAGATGTGGACAAAAGATGCCCCCATCAATCAGTCCGATCTTGCGGTGGAGTCCTCAACTGTCCCGCAATTACATAGCAAGTGGCTGAACCATTACACGGATGAGAAATTGCTGCTGCGACGAGTCACAGCGAATTACAAGCGGCTCTACAAGGTCAAGTGGGAATACTTCACCGGTAAGCTCTCTGAGGAAGAGTTAAAAGAGCATAGCTGGGAACCAATCGACCACAAGATTCTCAAAGCTGATATACAAATCTATTTGGATGCTGACGACCAGTTGACGGTGTTTGCAGATAAGCTAGAATTTCAGAAAGCGAAAGTTGAATTTCTGGAGAAGGTGCTGAACGCGATCAATGGTCGTCAGTGGAACATTAAAGGTGCCATTGACTGGAGGAAATTTACCAATGGGGAATGAACCTACGCCAACGGGGGTGCTACGAGAGTTGCCTTACACGTTGACAGATGATACGAAACGGACCTACTTGCGACGGTGTTATACCTACGCGAAGAAGAACAGTCCTGATCCTTCGACTCAGAATGGTGCTTGTCTGGTTGCACCCAACCAGGGAATTATTTGCTTCGGTGCGAACCACTTCCCCAAGGGCGTCGAGAATACAGACGAGCGATGGCAGCGACCGTTGAAATACGCTTTCGTTGCTCACGCAGAAACCAACGCGATCTTCGCTGCATGTCGCATGGGTGTGCGAACCGAAGGCCTCATCATGGTTTGTCCGTGGTTTGCCTGTTGTGAGTGCGGCAAGGCGATCATCCAAGCGGGTATCAAAAAGGTCATCGGTCACAAGAAAATCTATGATGCTACACCCGAACATTGGAGAGAGTCTATTGCAATAGCATTCAAGATGTTTGAGGAAGCTGGCGTCGAAACTGAACTACTTGAAGGCGATCTGGGAGGCGATACCATTCGTTTGAATGGAAAAACTTTCCAGCCATAACCCATGGCTGATATTATACTAGAGCCCATCGACTCGGTGTATTGCCGAGTTTGGTGTCCTAATCGTGGCTTGTCACAGGAACTCTGTGACTATTTTACGTTTAAGGTTCCAGGCGCTCAGTTCATGCCCGCATATCGCAGCAAGATGTGGGATGGTAAGATCAGACTGTATAGTATACATGACCACAAACTCTTTCGTGGTTTGCTTGAATACGTTTTCAAGTTTGCTGAGGAGCGAAAGTATACGATTGAGTTTAGAGATGGTAAAAAGTCCTGGGTAAAAGAGCAAGCGGTCAGCAACCAAGATGTGACCAACTTCTTTGACAAGGTTTTGAAACCACACTCGCAAGGTAAGCGACTGACTCCTAGGGAACACCAGATTGAGGGTGTGGGCCATGCATTGAGAAAGAAGCGATGCCTATTGGTTTCCCCAACCGCATCAGGCAAGTCGTTGATTATCTACGCTCTGGTTCGCTATCATCTCGACACGCTGTCCAAGAATCGCAAAGTTCTAATCATCGTGCCAACGACATCGCTTGTCTCGCAGATGTGTTCTGACTTTGCTGACTATTCATCTGAGGATCCAAATTGGAATGCCGAAGATCATTGTCATATGGTCTTTGCTGGCAGGGATAAGATGTCTGAGAAGCGAGTCATCGTTTCGACCTGGCAGTCCATCTACAAACAACCTCTAGCATATTTCAAGCATTTCGGTGCTGTATTCGGTGACGAATGCCATCTGTTCAAAGCTGCATCTCTCAAGTCGATTATGACCAAGTTGAAGAAGTGCGACTACCGGGTGGGACTTACGGGCACACTTGATGGAACACTGACGCACAAGCTGGTCATCGAAGGTTTGTTTGGTCCGGTGAAAAAGGTAGTGACCACCAAAGAGCTGATGGACAAAGACTTGCTGGCAAAGCTGAGCATTGATTGTATTCTGCTCAAGTATCCAGAAGCCACTCGTAAGCTATGCAAGAAACTGACGTATCATGAGGAGATCGACTTCTTAGTTTCACATAAATGGCGCAACAGATTTCTTCGTGACTTAGCTCTCAAACTCAAGGGCAATACTTTAGTTCTATATCGACTGGTCGAGAAGCATGGTAAAGACTTGCACCGAATAATCGAGAAGGAAGCCAAGGCAGGTCGTAAAGTATTCTTTGTTTACGGCGGAACCGAGGTTACTCAGAGAGAAGAAATTCGACGCATCACAGAGACACAAAATGACGCGATCATCGTTGCATCGTATGGTACATTTTCGACCGGTATTAATATCAAGCGGTTGCATAATATCATTTTTGCTTCCCCCTCTAAATCAAGAATCAGAATCCTTCAGAGCCTTGGTCGGTCACTCAGAAAAGGCGATCAAAAAGACTTAGCAACTCTCTATGATATTGCTGATGACCTGCACTGGAAGAAGCGAAAAAATTATACGCTCAAGCATTTTATTGACCGAATTATGCTATACAATGGCGAAGAATTTGAGTATCGAACAATAAAGATCAACGTTCCAGGTCCCTAAATATAGGACAAGCCGAGGATAACCATGCAAATACCCGACACCTACCGATTATTCAAGTTCAAGAACGGTGAAGATATAATCGCCGAGACATTCGAGAGCCCAGAGGATAAGAACAATCTAATATTGCGTCGGCCGATGCAAATTCAAATTATGATGGGACTTGATAAGGCACGCAATCCCGTACCCACAAAGCTCATTATGACTGAATGGCTTGCCTTCAGTCAAGATGATACGGCTATCGTACCGCGAGAGAACATTCTCTGCTATGGTAAGCCCACCGAGTTGATCTGTGGTGTATACGACAATGAGAAGAAACGCATTGACAAGCTGCGAGATAACGTTGATACGAAAACTCCACCGTCAAATGAGCTTGATAAAAGTGTCGCGGAGATCCTTACTGGCGAGAAGTTACAAGAGAAGCAAGCGAAGCAAGACAAGAAACGTCAGAAGATGATCTTCATTCAGATGAGTCTGACAACTTTGTTGCGGTTTCTGGAGAGTATGGGATTAGATGTTGATGATGAGCCATGGAAATCCATGGTGAACCCACCTGATTCCGATGAAGATGAAGATGAAGATGAGGACGATCAACCTCAGAATCTAGACGGCCGTATGGACATCATGCCTGATGTGGACGGTGACGGCTGGGTGGACCCATTTGGCAATCCCTGGGATGAGGACGAATCCAAGTAGTTAGCAGAATTTGCTTGACTCCAAGGTGATATGGTTGTATACTTTAGGTAGTATAGTGAGATGGTGATTGTTCCATGGCTAAGAAAAAGACTGTAACCAAACCGGTTACGAAGAAGAAAACTCGACGCAAGAAAAAGAAGAACGCGGCCCACTACGTGGACAACGAGGATTTCCTTGTTGCGATGGTAGCTTGGAAAGTAACGGTAGCCGAAGCTGAGGCAGGAGGCGATCCCAAGCCGGGCGTGACAGAGTACATCGGTAAATGCTTTCTTGATATTGCAACCCACCTGTCCTACCGACCAAACTTCATCGGGTATTCGTACCGCGAGGAGATGGTCTCGGACGGTATCGAAAACTGCCTGATGTATTGTAGCAACTTCGATCCTGCGAAGTCATCGAATCCGTTCTCGTACTTCACGCAGATTATCTACTATGCATTTCTGCGTCGAATCCAGAAAGAGAAGAAGCAACAGTACATCAAGTTTCGTTGTATCGAAGCTCAAAAGCACAAGCAATCGTTTGTGAATTGGGCGAAAGATCAGAATTTGATCTCCCGCGATTCGCCGAATGCTGTCGCTGAGTATTGCAAGCTGACATCTACAGACATTGCTAATTTCGATGCTAAGACTAAACCTAAGAGTCGCAAAAAGAAAAAGACGACGACGAAAAAGAAGCGTACCACACGGGGAACTCTCGACGACGCTTTCGATGAGGAAAAATAATGAAGATTGCGGTCATAACCGACACGCATTTTGGCGCTCGTAACGACGCTGAAATCTTTTCCGAATATTTCTACCGGTTCATCGACGACGTTTTTCTACCCTATCTGGAAACTCATAAGATCGACACGGTGTTGCATCTTGGTGACTTGGTTGATCGTCGGAAATACATCAACTTCAAGACCCTGCAACGGCTGCGAACGCAGTTTATGAAAGCCCTGCAAGACAGGGGTATCAAGGTTCACCTGACACTGGGCAACCATGACGTGTTTTTTAAGAACACTTCTGAGTTGAATTCTGTCACTGAGTTGTTTACTGGACTCGATAACCTGACCATCTACGATGAACCCGCAGTTGTGGAGTTCGATGGTTTAGACATTGGGTTAGTTCCTTGGATCAATAGAAGTAACTATGATGCTTCGTTGAAGTTTCTAAAGACAGCACCTACCGAAATTCTCATGGGCCATTTCGAGATCCAAGGCTTCGAAGTTTACAAAGGTGTTCGATTCGATAATGGTTTAACGCCAGATGTATTCAAGAGATTCGAAGCTGTATACTCAGGACACTTTCACCACAAACAAGAAAAAGGAAACATCACCTACCTGGGCAGCCCGTTTCAGATCACGTTTTCTGATTTGGGTGTGACCAAGGGGTTCCATATCTACGATACCGCAACACGGGAAATGATGTTCGTTGCGAACCCGGATGAGATGTTTCACAAGTTCCAATATGATGACGTGAAGAATGATTACGACACCACCAAGGATCGAAGTCAGTATAAGAATCAATATGTCAAGATCATCGTAGTCAATAAGACCAAGCCCTATATCTTTGATCGTTTCATCGACGCTTTTTATGATGCAGGGGTTGCCAATCTTTCCATTATCGAGGATTTTGGAATAGAGGACGGGTTGGTTGACGAGATCAATCTTGAGCTAGACACCATGACACTGATTTCAAATGAGATCGACAGCATGGAACATCTTGAGAAACCAGAGAAATTGAAAACCCTGATCCAATCATTATATGTGGAGGCTTTAGATTCATAATGCCGTATGTCAAAACAGACAAACGCAAAAAGTTTGATTCGTTTATTCTCGACCTTACTCTTATGTTAGAGCGGGAAGGTCATGATAATGGCGACTTGAATTACTGTATAAGTAAACTGGTACATGAGTGGCTTATCTGTCACCCTGATGGGTTGCGATATGATGCCGCATCTGACGCTCACAAGGCTATGGTTTGTGCAGCAGCAGAATTTTATCGAGTAGTTGTAGCGCCATATGAGGACGTAAAGAGTAAAGAAAATGGACCTGTCTCAGTGTTAGACGATCCTACTATTGCTCTAGACCAAAAAACACCTAGATGATCGTATTCAAGAAAATCCGATGGCGGAATTTTCTTTCGACTGGTAACAATTTTATCGAGATCGACTTTCAGCGTTCAAAGACTACGTTGATTGCCGGAGAAAATGGGACGGGCAAGTCCACGGTTTTGGATGCCCTCTGTTTTAGTCTGTTCGGTAAAACCTTTCGGCGGATCAATCTACCACAACTGGTAAACTCTATCAACGAACGAGATATGGTCGTTGAAGTTGAGTTTACTATCGGTCGGAAAGAATTCCTTATTCGCCGTGGGCTACTTCCTCGTCTGTTCGAAATCTATATCGACGGTCAGTTGCTCAACCAAGACTCTAAGTCCCGCGATTACCAGAAGTACCTTGAGGGTAGTATTCTCAAGCTGAATTACAAGTCGTTCACGCAAGTCGTGATCTTAGGTTCGTCTACGTTCGTACCGTTTATGCAGTTGACCGCTGCTGACCGACGTGCGATCATCGAGGATCTTCTGGACATTCAAATCTTTTCTACCATGAATGTGTTGCTCAAGCAACGTATCTTCGAATTGAAAGACGACATGCAGGCTGTTGACTATAAGATTGAGTTGGCAAAAGAAAAGATCGGTATGCATAGAACGTATATCAAGAAGATCAAAGAAAAGAGCAAAGAGAATATCGACAAAAAGAAAGGCGAAGTCAAAGAGGCAAGCGACCAAGTGAAAGCCATTCAAGTCGAGATAGGTGAGTTAGAGCAGCAGATTGTAGCTCTGCTGGCTGACATCAAGGATAAAGAAACCGTTGAGGATAAGTTAGAATATTGGGAGGATCTGGAGAAGAAGATCAACCGCAATACCCATCGAACGAAAGAGGATATCAAATTCTTTGAGGAGACTGACAACTGCCCGACTTGCAAACAACCTATCGACGAGACTTTCAAGACTAAGACTCTAGACGAGAAAGCCGAGAAGATTGCTGAATTTGAGAAAGCGTTAAGTGATATCGCAGCAGAAGTCCAGACAACTGAGGAAAGATTGTCTGCGATCAATGATGTGATGACTGACATCCGAAGTCAAGAAACGGACGTGTCTGAGAGAAACACTTCGATCTCGGCGATCACTCAATATATCTCGAAAGTGCAAGAGGAGATTACCGAACTCCTCGATGAGGAAGATGTCACGGATGCTGAGAAGGCAAAGCTAAAAAGTTTGCGTGAGGATCTAGCGTCGTATAGGAAACGACGAGTTGAATTGATCGACGACCGACATTATTATGAAGTCGCATACAATCTGTTGCGGGATTCAGGTATCAAAGCTAAGATCGTCAAGCAATATTTGCCGGTTATGAACAAGCTAATCAATAAGTATCTGGCAGCGATGGATTTCTTCGTTCAGTTTGCTCTCGATGAAAACTTCAAAGAGCAGATCAAGTCACGACACCGTGACGATTTTTCTTATGGTTCTTTCAGCGAAGGTGAAAAGTTGCGTATCGACTTAGCCTTGTTGTTCACCTGGCGCGAAGTTGCCCGCATGAAGAATAGTGCCAATACGAATCTTCTGATTCTTGACGAAGTATTCGATAGTAGTTTAGATGCTGCTGGTACGGAAGAATTCCTAAAGCTATTACATAGTTTGGTGGGTAAGACAAACGTGTTCGTTATCACCCACAAAGCGGACATCTTGACTGACAAGTTTGACGCACAGATTCGATTCGAGAAAAAGAAAAGTTTCTCTCGCATCGCTACATGATGAGGATATTATGGACTTTGTGAACACCTATACTCATGGGGATGCGTTTCCCGTGATGGCCCAGATCCCCGACAAGACTGTTGATCTTGTCTTTACAAGCCTACCGGACCTGAGCCAAACAGAATTCGACAAATCAGAAGCAGGCATTGCCGGCTACCGAACCTTGCAGAAGAAGGCGATGGTTGAGTTTGCCCGAGTCGTGAAAGACGATGGGTTCGTAGTCGTCTGCCAGACCGATCGCAAAGTGAACGGTGGTGTGTTATGCAATCACTTATGGTACATCACTTGCTTGATGAACGAGCAGATGAAACTCAAAGACTATAAGATCGTTGCCCGCAATAGCATTGACCACCGGTCCATGTACTACTTCGGGTTTCAGCATTTCATCTGCATGACTCGCAAGGGTACGTTTCCACGCAAGGGCGAATACCTTCGTGACCTGATCGTTGATAAGCAAGAGAGAGTCCTCAATCAGTATGTCTGGTCGCAGGATTTCTGTAAGCTGGTAATCGAAAATCTAACCAAACCTGGCGACTTGGTAATCGACCCCTTTGCGGGCGTCGGTCCTGTGCTGTTTGCTGCGAACAACCTTGATCGTCAGTGGTGGGGCGCCGAACTTGCAGACGAGTTTTACAATAAAGATTTCGCCAGCTTTCCAGCGAGGTTGCCAGTATGAGTAATAATCCATTAGACATCAATTTCATCTCACCTGTTCAAGAGCAGGAGGGCGTATTTTATAAACGAGATGATCTTTTCACTCCATTTGGAGTAGGTGGTCTGAACGGCGGTAAGTGCCGTCAGACGTTTCACCTTATTAAGAACAATTGGAATCATCTGATTCAGACCTTCGGTGGTCGGTTGATTACAACATCGTCAGTATACTCGACTTCGGGTGCGATCCTTGCAGCATATGCTCACCGGTTTCAAATCAAGTCGATTCTTGCCGTGGGTGGCACCAAACCGGAGACGTTGGGCAACCATCACATGATGCGACTATCCCAAGCCTACGGTTGCGACGTTCGCATTGTATGCGGCACCGGTATGGCTGGTCCCCTCAAGAAACGGTTGACTGAAATCTGCGAAGCTGAGCTAGTGTTCAATGCCGTTTTCAGCGACAACGTTGACGAGCAGGAGAAAGCGATTCTGCAACCCATCTCCGATCAGGTAGTGAACCTTCCTGACGATCTGGACAACCTAGTAGTGCCGGTGGGTACGGGTATCCATCTGTTGGCCATCATGCGTGGACTTGAGCAGCATGGGAAGACGGTGAAGCGAATCATCGGTTGCCATGTTGGACCCGACCGACGTAAAAAGATCGACGGATATCTCAGTCCCCTGGAGTGGCAGAATCCTACATATGATATGGTGCCGTTGAATCTGAAAACAGCATATGCCAAGCCGTGCATCGAACAGATGCCGAACGGGGATTTGCTTGATGAAATCTATGAGTCAAAGACACACGTTTGGATGCGTGAGAATTTGGATCTCAAGAATGAAAAAACATTGCTATGGATTGTAGGCCGTCGGCCCTCTGTCGAGGAGACTGACACACAGATCGAGCAACTAACCACGGTGGTAACAACATGACTGACCAAGTTATTCTTGAAGATACGAGTAAGAGTGCCATGGAGACTTACACTGGCAAGATGTTTGATGTGTTCGATCCTGACCCGAACGAGATCGACATTTTCGACATCGCCCATCATCTTGCTTTGATGACTCGTTTCAATGGTGGGTGTAAGTGGCATTACAGTATCGCTCAGCATAGTATATTGTGTGCTGATCGGTCTAAGGACTATCACT